CCGTGGCGGCAACAGATGTGATTATCTTGAACCAAAAGTCAGGTACTGATCTGTACGACTTGATGGTGACAGCAGTGGCGGCAGGAAGTTTTAACCTCACATTCCGCACCACTGGCGGCACGGCCACAGAAACGCCTGTCTTTAATTTTGCTGTTATCAAAGCTGTAGCTGCTTAATGAAATCGCCTATCCTCGGTTCGGCCTATGTTGCCCGTAGCGTCAATGCTGCGGACAACAGGATGGTTAACTTGTTTCCAGAAATTGTCCCAGACGGAGGGGAGACAGGCGGGTTTCTGAACCGAGCGCCTGGGCTTGACTTGCTGGTGACGGTTGGGACAGGGCCAATACGGGGCTTGTGGACGTTTAACGGCGTTGCCTATGTGGTTAGTGGCACGGAACTCTACAGCCTCACCACGGCCTATGTAGCCACCTTGCGTGGCACGGTAGCAGGCACTGGCCCTGTCAGCATGAGCGACAACGGCACTCAGTTGTTTATCGCAGCCAATGGGCCGGGTTACATCTACAACAGCAGCACGGCAGTCTTTGCCCAGATCACTGACGTTGACTTTGCTGGCGCGTTGGTAGTTGGCTACTTGGACGGTTACTTTGTCTTCATCCAACCAAACAGCCAGGTATTCTGGGTAACGCAACTGCTAGACGGATCCTCCGTTGACCCGCTTGACTTTGCCAGTGCCGAGGGTTCGCCTGACGGTTTGGTCAGTATGATCATTGACCACGGGCAGATTTGGCTGTTCGGCACTAACTCAGTCGAGGTCTGGTACGACTCTGGCGCCGCCGACTTCCCCATGACCCGCATTCAAGGTGCGTTCAATGAGATTGGTTGCGCTGCGGCCTTCTCTGTTGCCAAGCTGGACAACGGCATCTTCTGGCTAGGCGCAGATGCGCGAGGCCAAGGCATTGTCTACCGGGCCAATGGCTACACCGGCACTCGGGTCAGCACCCATGCTATTGAGTTTGCTATTGCTCAATATGGCGACATTTCTGACGCCATTGCCTACACCTACCAGCAAGAAGGCCATGCTTTCTACGTCCTGACATTCCCCACCGGCAACGCCACCTGGGTCTACGATGTATCTACGCAGGCATGGCACGAACGGGCTGGATTTGACAACGGCCTGTTTATGCGCCACAGGTCAAACTGCCAGATAGCGTTCAACAGCCAAATTGTGGTTGGTGACTACGTTAACGGCAACATCTACGCCTTTGACTTGGATGTGTACGCTGACAACGGCGGCATCCAAAAATGGTTACGCTCATGGAGGGCGTTGCCGTCAGGCCAGAACAATCTCAAACGCACGGCCCACCACACCTTGCAGCTTGACGCTGAAACAGGCGTAGGGCTTGGCGTCACGCCAGAACAAACTGCTGACGGCATCCTTACTGAGTCGGCAAACGTCCCACCAGCAGGGCCAAGCTACCAACTGATTGCCGAGTTTGATTGGGAATATTTGGCAACCGAGTCGGGCCTTGAGATCATCACCGAACCATCCTTGGGTCTGCCGGGTGAAAACTTAGTGACATTTGCCTACACAGGCCCAGACATTGACGGCGCGGATATTGTCACCGAGTCATTCCTAGCCACACCAGGCTACGACCCGCAGGTTATGCTGCGCTGGAGCGACGATAGTGGTCACACCTGGTCAAGTGAGCATTGGACTAGCATGGGCAAGATTGGTGAGTTTGGATACCGCACGTTCTGGCGGCGGCTTGGTTCGTCTAGGGATCGGGTCTACGAGGTCAGCGGTACTGACCCAGTAAAGATCGCCATTATGGGTGCTGAGTTGGTGTTGAGTCCAACGTCAAGTTGATATGGCAAACGTCACCCAAATCCCTGCGCCACGGGTAATGTTTACCCAAGACGGTCAGATCACAACCCAATGGTTTCGTTGGCTGAACAACGTCTACACCATCACCGGCTCTGGCCTTGGCATCACGCCGGTCATCAACGGCGGCACGGGGCTAGGCACTATCCCAACCAACGGCCAACTGCTGATCGGCAACGGCACAGGCTACACGCTTAACACCTTGACTGCTGGCACTGGCATTACAGTGACCAACGGTTTAGGCACAATAACCTTGGCATCTAGCGGCCTGTTAAGTTTTAGCGCAGGCACAACTGGGTTTACGCCCAGCAGCCCAACAACTGGCGCGGTGGTGCTGGCAGGCACATTGGTAATAGCAAACGGCGGCACTGGCGCTACGACAGCCGCAGCAGCTAGGGCCAACCTGGGTGCGGGCACGGTCACATCAGTAGGCGGCGCTGGCACGGTCAACGGCATCACGCTGACAGGCACAGTCACTACGTCAGGCAACCTAACCCTTGGCGGTGCGCTGAGTGGGGTGAGTCTGACTACGCAAGTCAGTGGGACGTTGCCCATAGCCAATGGCGGTACGGGTACGACTTCTACGACTTTTGCTAGTCTGACAACCAACGTGTCTGGTATCCTGCCCATAGCCAACGGCGGGACAGGCACTTCTACTGCTGGCGTTAGCGCCACAATCGTGACTGCTAAACTGACTGCACTCGGCGCAGACGGCAGCATGACTTTTACAAACGGTTTGCTTACAGCGCAGACTCCTGCGACTTAGGTTAGGTAACAAGGAGAACGATTATGGGTTGGGGTCAACTATTAGGCGGTGCAGCAGGCTTCTTTCTTGGTGGCCCGGCTGGTGCAATGGCTGGCGCTGCTCTTGGCGGCGGTCTTGATGAGGCTACCGGCGGCGGGGCAACGGGTGCTATTCAACAAGCTACCAATGCAGCCAACGCTCAATCTTCCGAAGCATTGGCACTGCAAAGGCGGATGTACGAGGAAGGCGTTGCTAGACAACAACCAAGATTGGCAGCAGGCACCAACGCACTAGCGCAAATGCAGAGTGGCGCGTTTGCACAACCAGCGGCGTTTAGGTTTGGCGCAAGTGACTACCAAGCTGACCCAGGCTATGCGTTTAGGCTTGCAGAAGGCCAAAGGGCAATTGACCGACAAGCAGCAGCCCGTGGCGGTCTGATCTCTGGCGGTGCTTTAAGAGCAGCTACGCGCTATGGGCAGGACATGGGATCGCAAGAATACGGCAACGCATATCAACGCGCTTTAACAGGCTACAACGCTGACGTAGCACGTTCCAACACTGGCTACAACCGTTTGGCGGGGCTTGCTGATGTAGGCCAAACAGCAGGCACTCAAATCGGCACTGCCGGTCAAAACTACGCGACTAACGCTGGGAATTTAATGACCAACCAAGGCTATAACACTGGCAACGCTATGCTAGCTGGCGAACGCGCTAGGCAGTCGGCTTACGGCGACATTGGAAAAGCCTTTGGGTCTGGTGGTTTTAACAGCCTAGTCAGTGGTTTTTACGGCCCCGGCCAGTACAACCAAAGAATGGGCGTTAACTTTACCGACCCATATAACTACGGTTAAGGACATATCATGGCACTTAATTTTGGACTTCTTAACCAAGGCGGCCCGACAAATTTCTTTGAGGGCTACTCACAAGGCCAAGAGAAAATGCAGGCCAATGCAATGGCCCAGCAGAAAGCCGACCAAGCCCAGCAAGAGTTTGGTATGCGCCAGCAGGAGTTTGCCGCTGGTCAGGCTGATAAGCAACGGGTTGCCAAAGCTGCGGTAGTCACACAAGGATTAGCTTTTTACAAAGACGCGCTACTGCGTTCAAAAGACCCTGCTGCTGCTCGTAGAGTTGTGCAGATGCAATATGCAGACCCAGACATTGGCCCAATTAGAAGCCGTCTTGGCCCGTTGGAACAGGCTTTAGCTGAAGTTCCGGATGAACCCACTGCATTTCAAAAATACCTAGAAGACGAGGCTATGGGTTTGGATGCAGTGCTTAAACAACGAGCCAGCACTAGAGAATTTGCCACTGCTATGGGTGGCGCTCCGCAGGCCATGCCTCAAGCTAACGCTATGGCTCCTGCTGCACCAGCGCCAATGGCTAACGCTATGGTTGCGCCAGCAGTATCAGGCGAACTGCAAAACTATCTCGGCCAACGTGAACGGTTAACGGCGCTTGCAAATCAAACTCCCCAAGTTGCAGCCACCATTAACCGGCTGGATAAAGAGATTGCTAGGTTGTCGCCTGCGGCAGGAGCGCCAAGCCCTTTAGCTAGACTTCAATCAGAACTAGCTGCCATGCCTCCGAACGATCCACGACGCGCAGATTATTTGGCGGCAATTAAAAAAGAAACTCAGTTTGCGCCTCCGGCAAGTACAAATGTAACTATGGTTTCGGAAAGAGCCGAACAGGGCGCTCGCGGTAAGATGTTAGTTGATCAATATAGCGACATTGCTAAAGCTGCTGGGCTTGCAGCTAGAACGCTGCCGTCAATTGAGGTAAATTTAAGTGCGCTAAACAAAGGTTTTGATACTGGATTTGGTAAAGAAACAATTGCCGCAGGCGCTAGTGTATTGGCCTCGTTAGGAGTACCAGAAGCCGCCAAATTTGCTACTGATACCCAAAAGTTTCAATCAAATGCTATTAGCGCCGTGTTGCAAAAGCAGTTGGAACAAAAAGGCCCACAGACGGAATCGGACGCTCGCCGTATTGAACAAATCGGAGCGCAGTTGGGCAAAACCAAACAAGCCAACGAGTTTATTTTGTCAATGGCTGGCGAACTATTGCGTCGAGATATTGATCAACGCAACTTTTATGATCGCTGGTACAAAACCAACAAAACTTATGACGGCGCTGAAAACGCTTGGTTTGGTGGTGAAGGTGGCAAGTCACTGTTTGATCGCCCAGGTCTTAAAAAGTACTCTGCACCAGCACCAGCGGCGGCTGGCGGATTGTCTTCAGCAGAACAAGCAGAGTTAGATCAACTGCGTAAACAAGTTGGGGGGAAAAAATAATGGATCCCCGCGAAGAATTGATGGCCTTGCGTAGGATAGCTGAACTAGAGGCCAAGGCTGCTGGTCAAGCCGCTCCGTCTGAAATGCCTGCGCCCAAGCGCGAGGCGTCCACAATGGATATCATTACCAGTGCGCCATACAAAGCACTGGCAGGCGCTGCGGATGTATTTCTTACCGCGCCTGAAAATATTGCTAATCTTGCAAAAATGGGCTATGGCACAGCAATGACTGCGGCAGGCCGACCAGACTTGGCACCAGAGGTAACGGCACCTCGGCAACCTGTGGCGGCGGCCTTACAACGTGCTGGCTTTATTAAACAACCACAAGGCGAAACTACGCCGTTTCAACGAGGGTTGGACGTTACGATTCAAGGGGCTACAGGCGGGTTGCTGGGTGGTGCATCTGCCATACGCGCCGCTGCGCCTACGTTGATGGGGCAAACCCGCGCAGCAGGCACTATGGCTGCTGTGGGTGGTGGTGCTGGGGCTGCTGGTCAGGCCGTTACTGAAGTTACTCAAGAGCCGTTGTTTGGGGCTGCTACGTCTATGGCGGTGCCTGGGCTTGCCATTGGCGCTGCTCGCGCTCAACAAGCCAACTTACAAGCCCAGCAGCAACGCAACGCAGTTCGTGATTTGACCATTCGGCAGGCGCAAGCTGAAGGCTATTTGACAACTCCTGGGAGCGTAACGCCTAACGTACAAAATGTTTTGTTGGAGCGTATTGCTGGAAAAACGCGAACGCAACAACAAGCATCGGTTGAAAACCAACAAGTTACTGATAAGCTTGCACGAAGAGCGGCTGGCATTGGCACAAATGATCCGCTAACCCGCGCCAATATGCAGCAAATTCGTAGAGACGAATACCAACTAGGTTATGAGCCATTAAACCGTATTGGCGCTGTACCTACAGACCCGCAATTTAACACTGCGCTTGACGATGTGTTGGCTGCGTACACTGGCCCCGGACAGTCATTCCCCGGCGCAATTCCTCAACCAGTGTTAAATTTGGTTAACAGTTATCGTGTTGGTCAATTTAACTCGGCTGACGCAATTGGAGCTACGCGAACATTGCGAGAACAAGCCAGAGCAAATATTCGCGCTGGCGGTGACAATGCCTCTGTTGGTTTGGCTCAACGCGCTATCAGCAACGCATTGGAAGACCAGATTGAAAGGCAACTAACCCAAGCAGGTAACCCCAACACTCAAGCAATGTTGGATCAGTTCCGCGCTTCTCGGCAAAGAATGGCAATTAGTCATTCTGTAGAAGATGCAATTGTGGAAGGTGGCGGGTCTGTTAATGCGCGAACACTGGCAAATGATTTGCAGACCAGAGGCCGCTACTTTAGCGGCGACTTGGATTTGATAGCGCGTTTTGCAAACATTGCGCGTCCCGTTATGACGCCACCAGGAACTATGGGTACGCCCGGCGCTCAAACTATGATGAATACCGTTGGCATGGGGGTTGGAGGTTTAGGCGGCAACGCTTTAGGTGGCCCATACGGCGCAGGTATGGGCGCTGTTGCTGGCGCATTAGCACCGCAAATGGTTTCAGGCGCAGCACGAAGCTACTTGATGTCTCCGTTTGCCCAGAATCGCGCTATCCCGACTTACAATCGTCCGGGCGTTAACGCGCTGGCTGGTAGCAATGAAGCAGTTTTGCGTTCTTTGATGGGTTTGCCGACATTTACCAATCAGCCCAACCAAAACGCCATGATAGGCCCACAGTAACACCCAAGGCTTGATATGTACTACCTCAATGCTTTCAACGAGATGCTGCGTAAACGTCAGCGGCAGAACATGATGGGTGGCGAGGGCTATCAAGGCGTTGGTAACGCTCCGCCATCTGGCCCAATGGGGCTAGGCCCAGCGCAGGATCGGTCTAGCCTTCGGGATTTCTATAACAATATGTCGCCAGGAGCGCGTTTTGGTCTTAGCATGATTCCCGGTGTTGGTAAGGCGCTTAATATTGGAAATTTAGCCAGCTACGCCATGTCTCAGTATGACAAGTCTCAGCTTGCGCCTGCGAATGCGGCGATGGCTTATGAAGCTATGAGTTCACCAGTGTCGCAGCCATCTGTTACCGGAACGGCTTTGGACACTTTTGGCGGCGGATTTGGTGGCAGTCCTGCTGGCGTTGGTGGCGGTTTTGGCGGCGGCGTTGGCACTGGTGAATTTGGCGGCAGTCCTGAATCTGCTTCTGATCTGGGTTACAACCAAGGCGGCATGGTTACGCCCGACCGCCTAATGGGCCGCGCTCCTGCGCCTGACGATGGCTACGGGGCGTTACAGGGCGGTGAGTACGTCATCACCAAGGCGGCGGTGGAGAAGTACGGCAAGCGCCTGCTGGACGCCATCAACAACGGGACATTCAGATGACTGACGATGATTTCCGTCGCCTAGAGAGCAAGGTTGACAAGCTGACGGATGCTGTTGGCAAGCTGATCTTGTTCGAGGAACGGCAGGCTACTCAGGGCGAACGCATCGGAAACGTGGAGGTCAAGATTGGCATCCATGATGCTGCATTGCAGCGCGTTGACCGCAAAGTCGATCAGTGGGTTAACCGTGGCGTTGGCATTTGGGCTGCTGTTGCGGTGGTGTTCTCGCTTGTCCAATTCTGGAAAAAATGATTGACGTCACCAAAGCCATTGGAGCAGTTGCAGCCAGCATTGCAGCGATTGGTGGCGGCTACACCCTTGCCGATAAGTTTGGTTGGTTTGACAGGGCTATTCTGGAGTGGCATCCAGAGCATTTCAAGATCATGGCAGAGGTCGGCAAGCCCATCAACGTCACCGTGGCTCGGGTAAAAAAACGTGATGATTGCTCGGTAGAGAGTTTTACGCCAAGCGTCCGTGATGCCGCAGGAATGGTGCATGAAGCAACCACTACAGCAAGCAAGTTCAGCGGCCCAGCAGGGCCAGAGATTGACACCTTTACTTACCAATTGACAATGGTGAAGAAAGAGAAGATTGCACCGGGTAAAGCAACTTTGTTGGCAACCATCAAGTACAAATGTCCAGAGGGAGAACGTGTCGTTCAATACCCCCGCCATGCCAATCTTAGTTTTGATCTGAAAGGCTAATCATGCTGACCCTACTCTCTACCCTGATCAGCTTCCTGGCTGGTGGTTTACCCAAGCTACTCGGTTTCTTTCAGGATCGTGCTGACAAGAAGCATGAGATGGCAATGGCTCAACTCCAGATCGAGCGTGAACTAGAACTCCGCAAAGCAGGCTTTGAAGCACAGCAAAGGGTAGAAGAGATCAGAATAGAAGGCCAGATGATAGAAGCAGAGGCATCGGAACGCACTGCTATCTATGCTCACGACATTGCCATAGGTCAGGGTGCATCACAGTGGATGGTCAACCTACGGTCAGGTGTACGTCCATTGCTGACATACGGTTTCTTCCTGCTGTTTGCTTTTGTTGAGATCGGTGGGTTTGTCTATGCCTGGAATCATGGGATCTCTTTTGATGTGCTGATTGAGAAACTGTGGGATACCGATACTCAATTGATCTTTGCTTCAATCATTAGCTTTCACTTTGGTGGCAGGGCATTTAAAGGTGGAAAAGATTGAAAGTCTCTCAACGGTGCAAGGACATGATCAAGCACCATGAAGGTGTCAGATACAAGCCATACCGTTGCCCTGCTCGACTCTGGACAATAGGAGTAGGTCATGTTCTCTATCCCATTCAGGGTCGTTTACCTTTGGATCAAAGAGACTCTTACTCATTGCATCCAGAACATAACCGGACGTTTTCCAAGGATGAAGTAGATGGAATCCTTAGTGCTGATCTCCAGCGATTTGAAGCTGGGATTGCCAAACTTTTTCCTATGGTACTTACCCAAGGTCAGAATGATGCTCTTGTCAGTTTTGGCTTTAACCTTGGTCTGGGAGGTGTACAGCGTAGCACCCTCCGTCAGAAGGTTCTTAGGGGTGAAGCAGAAGCCGCTGATGAGTTCCTGAAGTTCACCAGGGGGGGTGGTAAAGTTTTGCCAGGATTAGTTAAACGTCGACAGGACGAACGCTCACTGTTTTTATCCTGAGTAGGTTCATAGCATCCCGCAGGTCACCCCTGAGTTGCTCAATCGCCTCCTGCTGGGCCTGTAGCCTTTGGTAGGCGTCCAAGGCGAACTTGTCCAGTGTCGTTCTCTCCCAAGCTGGGAAGTTCGGTAGATCGTTCAATTTGATTCCTTATCCATTGTGGGCCACCGAGTTTAATCAACTGGATGCGCTGAGTCTGGGTTAGCTTGATGCTGTAAAACACGCTCAACGGTTCGCCGGGTCGTTTTGCGCTCACGGGCGTTTCCTTGGAAGTGCCGCCCAGTGCGTCCAGAACTGCGTACCCGGCAGTGCTTCGTAATGCCCCATTGTCGCTACTCCGCTACGCCCAAGCAGCAGAACCTTGACCCCGGTGGGCGTGTGTTCGTCAATCGGTATCCAGTAATAATCATCGGCTACCACTGTCGTGCGGGTGCTGTCCAAACGGAACTTGATCTGTCTTTCTAACTCTTCAAAGGCTTCGTCTTCAGTCATGTGTTGCGCTCCTTCAATACCTGTTGAGCTACGTACATCCCGGCGTGGAATGCCAGCTTCATTTTTGACGCAATCATGGTGGATTCCTTGTTTACATCTTCATCCGTCAGCCCTTGCCACGGACGCTGTGCTGCTTGCCACCCGGCCCATGCCCAATATGCTGCCGACCCCTCGGCAAACGGATTTGCAGGGGGCATTACGTCGCTGTCCCACCATTCGTCAAAGCTGGCGCTAGTGCGTTCCCACTTTGCTGCGTTCTGCCTGTCCCGCTTCTCTGCCGTATGACGTTCTTCTAGTGAATGCGGCTCCCCCATAAAAGTTGGGGAATGTTTTTCGTGTATATCGTTCATTGCGCTGCGGTACTCAGACAAAACTTGCATTGCGGATTTGTACCATTTGTTGCTGTATGCCCCGTCACTCAGTACGCACTCAAGCTCAAGAGCCATTCGGTGAGCAAAACGGTCAGCCACCTCGGTCATTGGCTCGACCATTGCCCTTGCTTCTCGGCCTTCCTCAAAACAAGCCTGCCCGTACTGGCTCATTTGACGTGCCGTAAACATGGGTGTGTAAAACATCGGGTTGCATTCCGCTGGCAGTGTCTCTGTATATATCACCAACACTTGCTTACCTTTGTCATCTTGCTGTATCGAGCGCCATGCGCTTGGTGTTGGTAGGTCAGTCATTACATCCCCTTGCTCTGATGGCTTTGGCTGCGCGTGTGCCGTAGATGTTTACACCCGTGGGTATGTGCTTGTCGCAGATTGTTTGCTCTGCCAACTTCGCGCATTCCTCACGCTCGGCATCGGCAATCGACTCAAAAAGCACCGCCAGCAACGGAGGGATGTAGGGCGTGCCGTCGTACTCAACTAGCGGGTAGCCAACTTGCCGCGCCAGCTTGATGATGTCGTCTTTAGTCATATCAAGTACCCCGCTGCAAAGAACAACGCCGCAATCGCAAGCAGCGTTAGGATTACGGCCAAGGCTAAATCAAGCCAACCCCAAGCGAACAGTCCTTCTACTTCATCGTCTTTCATGTTCGATTCCCCTTACTCGGCAAACTAAACGTCCTCAAGCTACCCTCTCTCGGCACTTGGGCGGTGTAGTCACCATCGCCTGTCTTGTAGTAGCCGCGCTGCCACAGATCGTTCTGTGCAGCCTTCACTTCACCGGGTTGCTTCTGGCGCTCAACGTACGGCCCAAGGGTCTCCTTGGTCTTCTTCTGCAGCCCAAGGGCTGCGGGACGCACCATGTGGGTTGGGGTGCGGTTGACTTTGATCTCTTCTAGGATGCTCATAATGGTGCGTCTTCATGGTTGTTTGGGTTAAAAGGAATGCGTTTGTTTGGCATTGGCTTTGGTAACTCAGTCGGGAAAGGCCAGATGGTCATACTTTCTCCGCATCGGTTAAGAACTCACGCAGGCGCTTAATCCTGGCGTCTTCATAAGCCACCATGCTGGTAGCAAACTCAACTGCACTATGTGCTTCCAGGCGGTGCAGTTCTGCTTCTGCAAGTTCAGTTGCCGCCATCTCCACTGGCGTTAGACGGCGGGTTATCCGTTTGAATTGTTGGGTAATCGTCATGGTCGTTTTCCTTCTTTTAGTATCTCCATCCGTTCCCGGCTGGCGCGTAAGGTGCAGTAGCGTTGGTGGATGCGCTCTAGCATGGACACTCTGCGGTGCTTCAATCGTTCCTCGTCCAGCAAAGCCAACAAGTCGGCCTCACTGTAGTTGGGCAGGTTGCTTTGAAATTTTCTCCAAGATAAAGCCATTGCATTTTTCCTTATGGTGTGTTTCTAATTTCTGGGTTAAAAGTGTGCAGATTTTTCTTGGCATCTTGATATGCTTCAAAAGCCAAATCTTTTGTTTTATACAAACCCAAATGAAAATTTTTTCCATTGACTCGTATTTGCGCTCTCCATTTGTTGTTAGGAAAAGGACATACACCCAAAAATCCAGATGTATTGTTTTTTTGAGCCAACCTGTTTTGTTGATTTTCAGCATTGTTGGCTTGCCTTAAATTAACTATTCTGTTGTCACTTCTGCACCCGTTTATGTGATCTATTTGTTCATTTGGTAAATCTCCATAAACATAGAGCCAAGCTAATCTATGTGCTTTATATGGTTTTCCATCTATGTTGCAACTGATGTATCCAGTAGGCGTTAAACATCCAGCAAAATCGCCAATTTGTACCCGGTTAGATAACCTTAAACGCCACCGAAATATTCCGGTTTCGCTGTGGTACTCCATGACTTCACGCAATCTATTTGGATTCAGATTTTGATAGGTCAGCAATGCGTTTCTCCAATTCGGCAATGTGTGCCGTAACTTTGTTGTAAGCCCGTGACGCACTGTTGTGCGTCCGGGTGCGGATTGCAAGTTCGGCTTGGGCTGCTTTAAGCCTTGCCTTCAGTTGTGTAAGTCGGTTCACTTCAGTGCCTCCAGTGCGATGTCAGAAATGGCGCGTTTGTCATGGAGCGCCGCCCATATCTTTTCGTCTACGGTCTTGTTCGCCACCATGACGTAACACCACACATCGTGCCGCTGGCCGCTGCGGTGCAGGCGCCCGATGGTCTGCTCGTACAGTTCCAGCGACCAGGGCAGCGACAAGAAGATGAT